CGTAAAGACAGGCAAAGAGTGTGGGCGTAAAAGTGTTAAGGACAGTAGCAGACCATACCCAGCTTGTAGACCAGCAAAGGTAGCAAGTAGAATTAGTAAAGCAGAAGCAGCAAAGAAGACAGGACCAAAGAAAGTTAAGTGGTCAGTAACAGCATCAGGTAAGAAAAGGAAATCATAATGGCTAAGGGTATGCCTCACTATTTTAAAGACGGCACTGAGCATAAGGGTAGTATGCACAAGATGCCTAACGGACAACTCCATTCAGGTAAGACACACGGTAAGAATAGTAAACAATTAGTTCACTTCAAAGATCTAAGTTCAACAGCTAAAAAGAAAGCAAAAGGGAAGAAATAATGAAAAAGATGAACGACGGTATGAAAGCACTAAAGAAAGAAGCACCAGCCGTAGCTAAGAAGATGGGCTACATGTATGGTGGCATGGCTAAGAAGATGGGCATGATGGATGGCGGTATGACTAAGAAGATGGGTTACACCAAAGGCGGCATGGCAATGTGCGGTGCATCTAATCCTGCTTCACGTCCAATGAAAAAAGGTAAGTAACATATCGGGTATGCAGTAATAGGTACTACTACCTGACCTAGTTTTATGTATAACTACCCTTGTACAAACAAGGAGAAAGTACATGAAACACTTACTAAAAAGAATGTGGGATAACCACGTAATCAGACAGCAGAAACGTGCAGACTTTAGAATACTACACATGTTGGATGACAAACAACTAAATGATCTAGGCATAGGCAGATCACAAATAAGGAACGTAATTTATGGCAAGGACGCTAACTGAAAGACAACAAAAGTTCTTGGATGTATTATTTGATGATGCTGGAGGTGACGTTGTACAAGCTAAGAAGATAGCTGGGTATGGTGACAACTCCAGTACAACTTCTATAGTGGAGGCACTTAAAGATGAAATCGCTGAAAAAACTAGGACTTACTTTGCTAGGACTGCCCCGAAAGCTGCTTTCGCGCTTATGGGCGCTTTGCAAGATCCCACTCAGTTGGGTATCAAAGAAAAAATGATAGCCGCCAAGGACGTGCTTGATAGAGCAGGTCTTGGTAAAGTAGACAAGGTAGATGTCACCAGTGGAGGTGGCATTTTTTATTTACCACCTAAAGAAGGTACAAACGAATAATACCTCAAAGAGAACTGGGATTCTGGCAGTTACCTCTGCCACCCAAAGGACACAACAAACAATGGCACGTAATAGCTAGGACTACTATAAAGGTTCCGTTTGGCTATGTACTTGATCCAGATAACGATAGACTGCTTGTTCCAGTAGAACATGAATTAGATGCATTAGAGCTTGCAAAGCAACACCTAAAGCAGTATAGTTACAGAGCAGTAGCTCAGTGGTTGAGCAAAGAAGCAGACCGATACATATCACACATGGGTCTAAAGAAGAGAATAGAAGTTGAGCAAAAACGTAGAAAAGCATCTGCAATTAAACGTAAGCTTGCCAAGTGGCTCCAAGAGACGCTCTCGCAAATCGAGAAGCTCGAAACACAAGGAGTCGGAGCATACTCAGAAGCCAGCGGAGATAGTAGCCCCCCAAACTGAACCTATCCCAGCGCAGGTAGTAGCACCTGAGTATGACGTAGATGAAGCACAGGAAGTTGTCTTTAAACCTAATGAGGGTCCACAGACATCTTTCTTGAGTTCATCTGAGAGAGAGGTACTATACGGAGGGGCAGCAGGTGGTGGTAAATCATATGCTATGTTGGCAGATCCATTACACGGCCTTAACGATCCAAACTTCTCTGGACTCCTTGTACGACACACGACTGAAGAACTAAGGGAACTAATACAGAAGTCACAGGAGTTATACCCACGTGCGATACCAGGGATCAAATGGTCAGAACGTAAGTCACAGTGGATATCACCTAGAGGTGGACGACTATGGATGTCTTATCTGGATAAAGATACAGACGTTACTAGGTATCAAGGACAGGCATTTAACTGGATTGGGTTTGATGAACTTACTCAATGGCCTACATCTTACGCTTGGGATTATATGAGATCACGTCTTCGTAGCGCACACGGTAGAGAACTAGGTCTGTACATGAGAGCTACAACAAACCCAGGTGGTGCTGGACATGCTTGGGTTAAGAAGATGTTTATAGATCCTGCACCTGCAGGTAAAGACTTTTGGGCTACAGATATTGAAACAAGTAAAACAATTACATTCCCTAAAGGACACAGCAAGGAAGGTCAGCCTCTATTCAAGCGTAGGTTTATACCTGCGTCTCTCTTCGATAACCCATACCTTGCCGAAGAGGGTGACTATGAAGCCATGCTCTTATCACTACCAGAGCATCAGAGGAAACAACTCCTTGAAGGAAACTGGGATGTCAACGAAGGGGCAGCGTTCCCAGAGTTTGACAGAACTGCCCACGTTATCGAACACTTTGAAATCCCTGACAGTTGGGTACGCTTTAGGGCTTGCGACTACGGTTATGGTTCCCACACTGGTGTTCTTTGGTTTACTGTGGCTCCTGATGAGCAACTTATAGTATACAGGGAAATGTATGTATCTAAAGTAACAGCTACAGACTTAGCTGATATGATAATAAATGCAGAATCTAAAGACGGTGGTATGAGATACGGTGTGCTTGACAGTTCTTTATGGCACAACCGAGGCGATACTGGGCCATCACTAGCTGAACAGATGAACATGAAGGGTTGCCGTTGGCGTCCTTCTGATCGCTCTCGTGGATCTAGGGTTGCAGGTAAGAACGAGATACACCGTAGGTTGCAGGTGGATGAGTTCACTGAAGAGCCAAGGCTTGTGTTCTTTTCCACCTGCACGAATAGCAT